GGGCGCCTCAAAGCGCCCTCGGTTGAAAGTTATTTGGCCAGAACGTTGCTAATCCAATCCCGGTGAGTGACTGCTGCGCCAGCCAGAACGTCAATTCTGGTAATTAGCTTGTGAGTTCTGATTTCAAAATCTCGCGCGAACGAGATTGCCAACCCGGTATCTTTGTCGTACTGCATTCCGCCGAAATCCAGGTTCTTCGGAACGTATAACGGTGCCATCGCAAACACCACCGCATCTGGGTGCATCGCAAGGTTCATAGCGGTGGTTTTGCTGGCATAGCTGCTGGCATGGCCGAAAATCTGGATGGTGTCATCGTCTGCCAGCGCCCGGCTCACGTTCTGATATGGCCCGGTGGCAATCAGTTCTTCTGTGAGTGGAATGGTGGCAGCCCCGGCAGCGTCGGAATCTACATCCGCAGCGGCCCGCGCCACATACAAATCCGGCAAGGCTACCTTCGTGATTGGGTTGACCTTGAAAACACCAGCCGTTGCACTGCCGAAGGTGATCGCATCTCCCTGCTTCAGTCGGTTGGCGGCGGCAGCAGTCCAACCCTTCGTCAAGATGCTAGAGCCGGTCTGCGCGCCATCCACTAACGGCGTTCCGCCCAGCGGACCAACTGTGTGCCGGTAGACGTTGTTAGTGCGATGCCAGTTGAAGCCAGCATGACGGCCCATGTTGCCGTTTTTGTATTGTTCCGAAATTTCAGATTGAGAATTGAACAATGCTGACGACAGGGTAACGGCATCGTTCTGGGTGCGGGCGTTGATCAACATCAGCATGTCATCGTTGTCGGGAGCACCCAGGTTTTCAATCTGCTCCCTGGCATCTCCAAAGGTTCGGAAGGCGCTCACGTCCGTATCAACGGTTCCGACAAACGAACCAGCGGCAATTGCAGCCAGCCGCATCACGATCCGGTCCACTTCGGCGGCCAAGCGTTTGACGCTTGGAGACCCGTGCCATTTCATCCAGTCCTGCACGCTCAGCGTTTGCTCCTTGATCGAGGTTTCCCAGGCAACGTGCTTGTGGATGTTCAATCGCAGTGCCCGCGTTTTTTGTTCGATGGATTGCGGCGTAATAACCTCTCCATCGCCCACGGTTAATTGAACCGCATCGCGCAGTAGAATCTCATCGCCGATCTGCGCCCCGGCATTCCCGAATTTGCTGTCATACTCGTGCTTCGCAAACTTGGTAATGCCCAGCGCATTCTCAAAATCCAACAGCAATTTGTTGGCAGTGAGTTGATTAACAATAAATTTGTTAGCCATCGTTATCTCCTATTCGAGTTCCGCTCCTCCATCCTTCGCCATCTCGGAAAGTCAACGAGCACGGCAGGATCATTGGCATCCATCACCGCCGCGCTGCTGCCGCCGCCGACCGGCTCTATGGGTTTGGGTTTGGGAGGGCTGTTGGGTTTTGGTGATCCCTGAACAGCCGGCTTTGCTTCGAAGCTAAGATCGAGTCGCAGTAGTTCTCGTTTGGCCTGCTCGATAGGCAGATTCGCAATGCGGGCAACTTCGGAGGGTTTATCACTCAAGTGGTAGGCAACTTCGTCGGGGTTGTCGAGGTTAGCAATGAGGTATTCCGCCATCTCTGGAGGAATCGTGCTCTGCTCGAAAACTACCTCTTCGAAGTCGGGATGATTGGCAATCCCGCGCTCTACCTTCTTGGCCCACTCATTTTCTTTTCGTTGTCTCGTAATTGCTGCGGCCTGTTGCTGCGCTTCCCGCTGCTCGGCTTTCAATTGCTCGTCTACCGAACGCCGGAAGGCGGCGATCTTTTCCTCTGCTTTTTGCTCTGCGATCTCTTCGACGTGGAACCTGGTGAGAGCTTTGATGTACTCGGGGTCAGAGGTTCCCAGAGGGAAATCCTCTTCCTTCGGTTCAACTCGCGCAGGGGTGATTACTGGTGCGGCGGCAGGCTCCGCTTTGGGTTGTTCGATGCGTCTCGCTGCCAGTTGTTGTTCCAGTGCCGCGATACGATCCTTCTGCTCGCGGATTTCCCGCTTGCGCTGCTTGTCAAGCCGCCGGAACCATCCCGGTCCATGCTCTTCGTCCTTCAGTTCCGTGGTCGCTTCTGGTTTGGGCTGTTCTACTGTCTCCCCCGCTTCCGGTGCCGGGGCCGCTTCAGCCTCGGTCCCGGCAACAGCCGGAACAGGCTCGGAAGTTGGCTTGGGTTCCTCTGCGGCTTCCGCAGGAGTGATTTCTGTTTCATCAGGATTCCAGCCACCCTTGATAGCGGCCTTGAAAGCCACCATATCGTTGAGGTCTGGCGCTGTTACCCGAGTTTGCGTCTGCTCATCAGCCATTGGTTTTTCTCCAAGAAGAATTCCGGGCTTACCAGGCGAACCCGTGCGCGGGATAAAGACCGCCAAGAAAGCAAAAAAGGGGTTGCCGGTCCCACGGCGAACCGTGAAACCAGCAACCCCTTTCTAGAAAGATTGCTTTTCCTGGCCTTGCTCTCGCCCGTTAGCTAGACAGGCGAAACTTATTTGGTGCTAGAATGCCGTTATATTGAATTTCATGCTGACAACCCCATCTCCCCCGAAGGGGGCGGGCCGGCATCAGGCGGAGCGGCCTCGGAGGTAGAAGCCGCATTGCCAGCCCGCAAATCCTCAATACTTTGCTGCGTCGCCGCCGCCTCCATCTTCCACTGCTCGATCGCTTCCTTGCTTCTGAGCTCCGCTTCCTTGATGGCGGCTTCCAGTTTCAGCTTCTCTAATTCCAGTTGGTTTCTCATCGCGGCAATGCGTTCCGCCGACTCCAGTTCTGCGGTCCTGGACGCCTCGCGCTGCTGTGCTTCCTGCAACTTCTGGGAGAGCACTTGGAGCTGCTGACCCATCGCCTGCATTTGCTGCTGCACTTGCGGCGGGATAGCCTGTCCTTCCTTCATGCCGCCCAGCGCCTGTTCCACGGAGTCGGCCATTTCCTTGCCGCCCGGAATATCAATCGCCCGCAGCAGCCCCAACACCAGGACTTGCATTGCCTGCGGCGGCATGACGTTTGGCCATGTCTTCAGGATCTCGCTCAACTTGGCGACGGTTTCCTGCCGCTGCGTGGCGTAAGTTTGTCCGACTGAGATCGTGACATCGTAGCGTCCCACATTGAGGTTGAAGCGACCCTCTTGAGCTGCCTGCTCTTTCTCTTCTGGCGGGATGCTGCTGTCCACTATGATCGCAGACCGCTTCTCATCCTTGCCGATAATCTGCAAAATCGTCAGGTCATCGTAGGTCTTGGCCCTAGTGATAAGGTCCAAATAAATCCGGCCTGTATGCCAGATGGACCGTTCCGCGTTCGATTGGAAATGGAAGGTCGCTTTATCGCCCTGAGCCTGGCGGCTCTGGATGGCAAGGCCGGACTTCTCTCCAGACGGTTCCCCCAACGAAGAGCCGTACATTCCCGTAGAAGCCTTTAAGAAGTTCTGGAACATCCCGGCCATTCCCATTAACTGCCCGACGGCTGGCTCATAATTGATCCGCTGCGGCGCTTGCACGGAGTATTGCCCATTAGGAAGTTCCACAGGATCGTAGGGTACAGTGGCAAAAGCCATATCGTTGAGGCGTTCATAGATGGCTTTATATTTCTCCACCGAACCGGCGAGCGCGAAATAGGGCGACTTCGGCATCAATCCAATAATCTCCACGATTGCTGTGGCAATATAATTCAATGCCTGCTGCGCGCTGATACTGGGACGCACCAGCCCGGAGCGTAACGTCTTGCCAGAAATCGTTAGTTCTGACCCGTAGACCGGGACCACCGGAATATATTTTCCCGGCCAGTCCGTCTCGCTCAGAATCTCCACGCCATTGCTCTTTACCCAGTGGCGCGTCTTTTTATCCAATATGCGGTCGCCCACAACCGTCACGCCCGGAGCTAGACCGGAATTCCCAAATTTGGCGACGTTCGCATCCAGGATAGCTTGCCTCGCAACCGTACCGTTTGAGAGCAGCACTACTTTTTCTTCTTTGTGCTTGGTATAAAAATACTCCACTACGAGCGCCGCATTCGCGCCCATCCAGTCGGGCGGCAAAGTAGTCGCAATGTTGCCCCAATTGCCCTCCAAAGTTAACTCTGATTTGGGGTAGCGGCGGCGATATACCTCTTCCGCCAAGTAGTCCGCCACAAAGCAGAATTCCCAATCGGAACCATCAGGCTCCAGCCCTGCCGGATCGCCAAAGACCGTGAAGCGATCTTTAATGGGGCGGATTTCGATGTGCTGCGCCCTGAATTCCTGCTCGGTTTGGGGGTCATCGTAGGTGTATTTGGTGATCACGCGCCAAGCGCCAAAACCGCACTTCACGGCAGATTCAAACCCGGTTTCATAAGCCACTCTCGCTCGGCTGTTTTGCTCAATGGAGCGGATAATGCCTTGTAAAACCTCCGCCGTCAGCGGATCGGCATCGCTATCCACTGGATTTACTTGAATCGCAGGAAGCATCTGCCGAAATTCATTGGTGACTTGACTGCAAAACTGGCCAAGCTGCGGAAATGTCAGTGCGAGCCGCTTAATCGGAGCATCGGTGCGGTTCTTGAGGGCATCTTCATCCCACTGCGTGGATTTTCCGCCCTCATCGAACGCAGCTTCAAATTTCAGGTCCCTTTCCGCCAACGCGCGCCAGTCGCGCTCGGCTTCGGAAGCCCGCCTGAAGTTCTCCAGCATCTCGCCGATGATCGTTTTGTGAGCGTCGCTTAATTCCGACATCTAATTCCAACCGCTTCGGCCAGCCCCGCCTTTGAACCAGCCTTCGTACCATCCGCTATCCACCGAAGATTGGCCGGGGCCTACCACCATCCTCTGTATCCCGCTCATCACGAAATAGCGGACGAGGTCCATGAAGTGGTCGTTCTTTTTGACGATCTTCCCGGTTTCGTTTTCATCCTGCTTGCGCCGGTACATTCGAATCTCATCCCAGAATGGCTGAACGCCAGCGAATACTTTCAGTTTCCCAGTGGCTAGGGCTTGCCACACCGCCGTGATCCCGGTTGTCACTGAGTTGTCTGCTTTGGTGAGTTTCAGACCGCATTTGATGTAGGTCTCGAAGAGCCGCTGCCCATCATCTTGCGAACGCCCGTCCGAGCGTGGATCAATCACTCCCGGTATCCATGCCCCGCGCGACTTGATCGCATCGGCATGAACCAGCGGCAGTCTCTCCCCCTGGTAGTAATAGTCGTGGATGTAAACCACGCCAGACTGCGGGTTCTTGGCAAACCAGCCCACTGCGGTGCGGTTCCAGCCCACGTCCATCGAGAAGCCGCGCGGATAGGTCTCCAGGATCGGCGTAGTGTCCGGCGCCCGGATTTCCTCTTCAGGCAGCGGATAAATCAGCCCGGCGCCCAGTACCGGGATGCCCCGAATTTTGGCGTCCCGCAAATACGGCGGAATGCCGGCCATCAACTCCAGTTTGTTTTCTTCGGTCAGGTGCGGGACATCATCCCAGGTTGCCGTGGCGATATAGAGACTCATCTACCACCCCAATTCTGCGGCGTTCACCGCCCGATCCCTAGCGTCAATAATCAGCGGCGTCAACCCTTCCAAGGGGGTGAACGTCAGCAGCACTATCCCGTTCTCCCCCGCCCCACCTTCCGTATTCAGCGTGCGCATGTGGGAAGAAGAATAAGTTTCCGTAGCGCAGTGCTCATCCAGCCATACCCCGCCCGTGACTTTTTCCCCTTCAAACTCTTTCCATCCCTGCTCGTATGTTTTGAAGGCCAGCGGGCAAATGCCGCCCGATGAATGCCGGACGTGGGCTGAGGCGAATCCATTCTTGATATGAGGATTCAGGATGGTCTTGACAATCAAATGCGCCGGAATCGCCCCGGTGCCCAGCGATTCCTCTTGCTCTGGGTCGCCAAACAGTTCGCGCTGATTGATGTTTTTGACTTTCTGCCATGATTCGTTCGCGGTCCACCAGGAAGTAGGCTTGGTGAAGCGCCTGCCTTCCCACCAGTCGGGATACCAACCAGTCATGTGGCAAGCCACTTCGAACGCCGCGGCTCTCGACTTGCCTGTTCTGTTGCCGGCGATGAAGAATCTTTCAGCGTGTTCTTTGCCAGCTCTGAAAAAATCCAGATGTCGCGGGTAAAGCTCCCGGCGTAGCGGGCCTGTGTCTGGAAAGAAATCCCAGTAAAGGCGAGTTTTGGCTTTGTACTTCTCTTTCGCCGCAGCGACCTCCGCAGCCGGCAGAGTTTTTAGGCGCTCCAGGGCAGCAGCCTTCAACTTCCACAGGGCCTCTTTCTTCGGATCAACTACGGCTGGCATCTTTCGTTTTGCTCTGGAGAATCACGCGAGCCACCTGCTCGGCAGCCTTGTCCAACTTGTGATAAGCGCCGCTCGCGTCCACGCCATAGATGCGGTCAGACATCTCCACCAAGTCCCGAACGTCTAACTTGGCTTGTGTTTTGGTTTCTTTCTTGCCCATAAAACAAAAAAGGCCCGGAGCGGCTGACTCATAGTCAACCAACTCCGGGCCTCACCTTGCCGGAAAAAGCGAAATTGTTATGGACTACTTAATCAATTTTCGTCATTAGAAATATTCGGAGGCAGTCCATCCTCCACAATAACGCGGCATTCCCAAGATGGGTCCAGTATCGCAAAACGATCATCCCCGATCTCAAATGTCGTTTCTTTAGTTATCTCTTGTAGCGGGTTCTCTTTCATCATGAATATTGTCATTTACTGATCTCCTTCTCCACTTCTGGCTGCACTCTTACTTTTCGCACCCGTCCGTCCGGGAAAAACCGCACAATAATGTGCAGGGACTCCATCTCTGCGTGCAATGCGGAGGCAAATTCCCGGAGGGTCTGCACAACAGCATTTTCAATCGTCTGGAGGCGGGTCATTGCCAATTGTTCCGGATCCAGCGGGGCAAATTCTTCATAACTCTTGGCCAGGTTCTTGGTGAACCAGCCGCAACCGAAACCACCTTTCCAAGGCAGCTAGTTGCTCAAATGGCACTATTTCTCGCAGCGGCGTCCGAAATAGGCCATCACCACTCCCATACTGAGAATTTTCCGATACAGTCAATAATCGTTCCCGCCTGCCAATAGATTCCAGTACATGACGCTCGTACTCATACAGGTCAGCCGCTTCCTTGGCTGTGAACATGGGAGTTGGTACGGAATCTACCCGCTACTCATAGCAGTCACGATAAACCCGTCTCCGAGACCAGATCAACTGACCACCTCTCCAGGGCGGTGCATATGGGGAATAAACCGGCCCCCATCCCAATGGCCCGGGTCGCTGCCGTTCCACCAGACAACAGAGCCTCGGGATTCCTTATAAATAGGAATGCTATCCCGTCGTCCAAGAAAATGGCACTCCCCATTTAGGCGCATTTTCTTGCAGTGTTGTTCCCTCCGGGGTACTTCGACCCCAGACGCCAAAATTAAAATAGCACTATTATTTTGAGACATCAGTAGTGTAGAAATTTGAACCAGACAGACCATCGCTGTCGGACCGATGGGAGCGGAAGCGTTCCGCTCTTATCTATAATTATTTACTAGCAAGTCGAACGGTTGTCAACTTTAGAAGTTCTGGTAGTGTCCTAATTTGCCCCTGCAACCCCTCTATGGCCCATCCCGGCTTGCACGGTCGCCGATACTGAAAAAAACGTAGCCTACAAGGAGCAGCACCAATGGAGTCCAATCGCCCTGTCGCCAAGATTCCTTAATGCCTATCGGGGCCTTTAGAAATTCACCAAATCCCTCAGCAAGGATAAAGAAACTCCAAACGCCACCCACGCCAAAGAGCAGTATTCCAGCAATAAGGAATAGTGTGGAAATGGTTTTATGTATCTTTTCTCCTAGCATTTCCCAGAATCCCATTCCGGCCCCCCCCCTATATTTACCGGCCACCTTTAATGGTATGATGCCGGCCAGAAAGGACTCCTCGATTATGCCCAGGATTTTAACATCCAGGCATTGGCGCCGCTTCACTTCCTCTTCTTTTGGCTGCTTGGGAATATCCCTATGTCCCATGCTGCGATGATAGCGGCAGATTGTCTCACTAGGCTCCAGCATCACTTTCATAACCGGATGAAAGCCCATATCATCAACTCCTTCGCGTGAAAGTCTCCAAGGCGCTCCGCAACCTTTGCGCGCGAACGGATGCAGCATCCATCTCTCCCCAACCGCAGGCAGGCACATAATCCCAAAGCGCACGAGAAAATGGCCGGTCGCATTGGGAGAAAAGAAGCCGCGGGCGCTGCATCGCTTCGATTTCGGCAACGGTATATGCCCTATTACGATGTGTGCGTTGCATCATACAACCACCTTCAAGCATGGCTCCTCCGTATTAGTCGGATTCCATCCTCGGTAAAACAGCGAAGTAGGGATGCCACGCCACTCCGCGCTGCCATCCGTATAACTAATGCTTCATCCAGCACGCTCCAATGCCCGCAAAAGCGCCACCAATAATTTCCGCTTCTCCTCCCCGCGCAAACCCGATCTCTTCAAAACCCCGAGAATCTTCTCCCGATACAGAGCCACCACCTCTGTGGTTGTAATAATTTTATTTGACATCAACACCCCCCCCCTACATCACCAAAACTTTCAAATCGCTAAAATTCCCCCAGGTGGATGCATCGTAGGAATCGAGACGGGTACAGCACCTGGATGCCCCCCCCCGTGGGGATCGGTGGAAAATCCCGGAAAATCCACGGTGAGTATACTATATACTTCCCGCACGCTGATTACATTGGACTTACTCACCTTTATCAACATTTGCCTCTATTTCCTGCTCACCAGGCGGGAGCGCAAGTTGACTATCCACCTCCGCCAGCAGCCCCATGATCTCCTCTGCCGATGCCTTGCGTAAGTCCTGTATTCCCAACACTTTACGCTCGACGAACATGCCTAATTCCTTACCGATCAGCTCTAGTCCTCGATTGACCGACGATCTATCCCCGTCGAGCGTGGCCGCGATGACGTTATTCCTTAACTCCTGGAGAACCCAGCCCTTACTCACGGCAACCGATCTCACCGCCAGAGTCGATGATGCTTGTCGCAGCCATGCAACGCGTGCGGCAACGTCCGGCCTCCGCATCAACTCTGAACCCCGTGTAGCCGCCTGAGTACCGTGCCATCCCGCAAGATCAGCGGCCTGTGTCTGATTTTTATTGTCCGCCATATAGAGCGCGAAATTTTCGTGCTTTGCTTTTTTGAGTGGCCGGCTGGGGTCCGGTAAATATGGGGTGCTGACCTTGCGCGTTTTTACTGATTTCTCGCTCATTCTCACTAATTGTCGGTGGAAGTGCGCGTAAAATCAAGTGAAAGTTAGGAGGGCAGTGGTAAGTTGAAGATTATAAGGAGCTTCGCTTCACGTTGTTGCGCTACGGCCTTCGGCAGAGAGGAAGAAGGCATTTGCTTCTGCCCCTCCGTAGGTTCCCCATAGCTTACGCTGGGAACGTGCCGGCGGCGCTGGATTCTCCCCTTGACGCGGATCACTCCGGGTGGGCCTGCTTGCGCTACAGCCTTGCCTCTCCCGCTCGCTCTACCGGGTAGGTCCCGGCTTGGTTCCTGCGGAGGCTGGGATAACGGCGTTCCTGCGCCGCCGGGACGTGCAATACTCACAGTGCCCGGATTGAGAGACCTGTCCCTGTACTACTGCTTGCGATCCTTCTTTGTGTGTGATGGGACGAGTCGGGATGATGCTACGGTCTTGACGATAAACTTTCGCGGCCTGGTCAAGCTGCTGGCACCGCCAGCGGTTCCCGATCGCGTGAGCCTGCGCCCACTCGCGTTGACGCTGCTTCCTCTGCCGCCAGTCAGCCCAGTAATCGCGTGATTGTTCCATCCGTCCTTACCGTTCGCTGACAATCTAAACGGTAGGGGAAGCATCGCGCTTCCCCAGGATGGTTTAGATTGTTCAGTCACTTACAAACTTACGCCGGCGTTTCGCGTTTGTCAAATCTACCATTTCGTCTCTGCCAATACCGGGTCCATTCAATTTGCGCATTCTTTTCACGCATTTTCACTCACCCTCGGTACTAGTAGTTTGTCCTATCGGTAAATTATTCTTGCAGTACACACATTTTCCCCGATGCTAAATTGTTTGTTTCGTCATTATTTCCCTGATTGGTACTTATTACCGGGTAAACACTTCTGGGACTGTATCTGTAACTAACTGATATTGCGTACGAGCACTAATGGCACTAAACTTGCATAGTAACATATGTAAGTAACACGACAAGGAGGAAAAGATGGAAAATCCGATGAATCTGCGAGCATCGCAAATCGAACTCATCGAGGCGCTTACGGCGGGGCAACTCGACGCGATCCGCCACAACTTACAGGAGCCCGACTATTCG